TTTGAGACTTTCAATACGCTCACCGACTATGACATTGCCATGACCGATGCCGGAGGCGGGAGCTATCGAGGGACGATGCCCGCCCTGCCTGCCGGGGTCTACATTATCAAGTATTACTCCAGCAGCGTCCACTTCGCCACGACCACGGCTTTCTACTGGTCCGGCACGGCCAGCTACGACCCCGCTGCGGACGCCAAGACATTGCTGGAATCGGCAACATACGGGCTGTCGGCGTTGAAAGATATTGTGGAAGCTATTTTAGCAATTCAAAGTGTATTTCCGTAATAGGAGTATATTAATATGGCTTACGACCACATTCTTCAGGGAAAGCACGGATCTACATATTATGCCAGATTGGTAGGTAGATGGTCCGGTCTTCTATGGGATGATACGAATGCAGTTTTGGCAACAAATCCTGATTATAGTAATCAGATTATTGATTTGACAGAGATTGCAGAGGATGGTGATTTTGGATTTAATGCTCCTACGTCTCTTCCTATAGGACAATATAGACTGAGTTATCGCTTGCAAGCTGGGGCATCCCCGGCCAATACAGATACTATTGTAGCTTCTGTTAAGATTAAAAAGGAATGGGATAGTAAAATAGTAGAGGAAGTATAGTATACCCCTATTTTTGAAGCATATTAGACTTCAAAAGTTTCTTTACTATAGAAACATTGAGTGTGAAGAATGGTTGTAGACTGCTGGAAAGAAACTCTTTTATTTCTGAGAACAAAGTAAAGGTCGGTGTGTTGTGAGTAGAACTACATCTATTGCTGTATCTGAAATAATTGAAGTGGATACTTCAATAAGTCTAACTCCATTTATCAATACTGCTTCTGCAATGGTCACTAAACATTGTGCTGAATTGTATGCCTATACAGATGAAGAGTTGGAATTAATCGAAAGATATCTTGCGGCTCATTTTTATACATTAAGAGATCCACGCCCTACACAAGAGACAGCTGGAAAGGTGGGTCAGTGGCTTCAAAGTAAAGTGGATTTGGGATTGGCTACATCTCATTATGGACAAATGGCAATGGTGTTGGATTATAATGGCGGTCTTTCCAAATTGAATACTGAAACGAAAAAGGGAGGAAAGAGAACTGTTGGTATTAGTTGGTTAGGAACAGAGAGTGAAGAATTAGCAGACGAATTGGAAGAATAATGCATGAGGAATCCTATGGCATTGAATGATGGGGACAAGGCCGAATGCAAGGAAATTGCGAGAGAGATTATTAAGGAAGTGATGGCTGAGCATGTAGCTTCGTGTCCACATGGACAATCTTTAAGTGTCCTGAAAGCAAAATTTGTTGGTATTTGTATTGGAGTTGGAGTTGGAAGTAGTGGGTTGGCAGCAATGATTATGAAGATTTTTGGTGTGTGATTCAGTTATTTCTTGCATCTTTGAAGATCAAGAAAATGCAGGATGGAAAGATTGTGGAAGAAGCAGAATGAGTATAAAGCGACACATGCATCAAACGGCTGTCTATTGGGCTCCTGCTAATACAGAGAGTGGTGGAAGGTCTTTTGATAATTATGGATCTCCTCTTTATGCTTCTCCTGTTGAAAAGACTTGTAGATGGGAAGATACAGTAACTATTTTTGTCGGGATTACAGGGACGGAGGAAAGTTCTAAGGCAGTTGTAATGATAGATGATGTATTGGTAGGTGGATTGTTGATGTTGGGGACATTGAGTGATGTGACTGATTTGGCAGATCCAAGAAATAATATTGGAGCATGGGAAATTCGTCAGAAAGAAAAAATTCCAAATCTCAGAAATACTATTACTTATGAATGGGCATATTTATGAGCAGTCCAAAATATGCCACTGTACTACGTTTGGAAGGTGTGGAGCAGGTGCTTCGTAATATCAACGTTGCAAGCGAAAAGATGGGAAGGGCAGCAGAGAGAGGGTGTATTGCTGGTGCAAAATTTCTTCGTAATGAGAGTCTTAAACTGGTTCCAGTACAACTAAGAGCTTTAAGGTCTTCCTGCTACAAGCCAAAAAATATTGGCGGAAAAGGATTTAAGGCAGATATTGTTATTGGGTATACAGCAGATTATGCAGTGTGGGTGCATGAGGATTTAGTTGCTCAAGCTCCACCTGCCAGAGCGGCACATGGTAAGTTCTTTAATATCAAACATGCTGCGGAAATAGCGGCTGCAAAGGGAAAGGCGGCTGGGACGGCTAAGGGCGGAATGTTCAATAGGGGATCTTTAGAACAAGCCAAGTTTCTTGAGCAGCCGTTAAGAGATAAACGAAAGGAAATTTTGCAGATTATTGCCAATGCAATAAAACAGGCAAAATAAACGAGGATTGTTATGAGAAATCTGTTTATATTTTTTATAGTCCTTTTGTTTATAACATCAGGTTATTCAGCAAATGAATTGAGAATTTCTTGTCCTACAGGATCTACAGTAAGTGCAACGATATCGGATAAATCTGGAAAGGTATGGGACCCATCTGCAAATGTGTTTGAAACGGCAGGAACGAGTGGACATACTATTACAACGTATGCAATATCTTTATCTCAAATAGGAACTGCAATAGGTTCCAATGGAAATTTTAGAGGAGATGTTGATTCTGATCTTCCAGAAGGTATTTATACGTGTGCTTATTATGTTGGAACAACTCAGGTTTTTTCCAAACAGCTTGAATGGAGTGGAAGTGGTGAGAAAGAAACTACGGATATTGTTCAAGGAGCAATGACTGCTCAGGGATATACAACGACTTTGGCAACAAATATAGGAACTACGAATACAACTGCGGCAGGAGTAAATGGTTTTGCTGCAATTAAGACAGATACGGCAACTACATTGTTGGATACACATACAAATGGTGTAGTTGTGGCGGCAGGATCTAAAACAGGATATGCGTTAACATCGGAATATGATTCTGCTAAAACAGCGATTACTCCGACCACAGTAATTGATGGTACGGTTACGTGGGATGATATGGGTGAGATTTTGACAGCGTTTCTAACTGGAAAAGTTACAATTGTGGATAATGGAGCAAACAGTACAATCTCTTTCTATAAACGAGATGGGACTTCTATAAAATATTCGATTATTTCGTTGGATTCAAATGGAACTAGAAGTGCAACAGGAACAGTAAATTAATGGCCATTATTATTCCAACTCGTTCTATTCCAGATGGGTCTGTTCCGTTGATAGATATATCAACGTTGGCTAATGTTACGTTGGTTCATACTCCGGCAGAAATTTTAGTTCAATATCTTGTAAGTGCCGAAAGTATGAATCTTCCATCAGATAGTTCAGATTGGCCTATTTACACACATAGAATGCCTGATAGTTCGGATGTAGCTAATAATACAATTGCTGTGTTTAATACTGGAGGTGTATTAGATGGAAAAGACATGAGTGGTGCAATGGATCAGCATAGAGGATTGCAGGTAAGGGTGAGGGCAACATCAGAAAGATTGGGATATGTGCAGTTGCAAGGAATGGTGGAATTTCTTATTGCTATTCATTTTGTCCTTGTTACAATGGCTGTGGACGGCGAAATATATAGAATTAATTCCATTAGTCAAACATCCGATGTAGTTCCTATTAGTGAGGATGATAAACGAAGGACACATTTAACTGTTAATTTGTTGATGTCTGAACGAAGAATTTCTTAATATGGTTACAAATGTTGTGTGGTTTGGAAATATGAATTGGAGATCTTCCTAAGTTGGAAGATAAATTAGTGGCGTTTCATAACAAATAGAATTTAAGATATTAAAATGGAAAAGAAGAAATATTGTGCTTGTGGGTGTGGGGAAGAGGTTGCTCCTAATAGGAAATATATAAACAGACATAATTGGAACGATCCAGCTTATTACAGATTGATGAGTGAATCACGAAAGAAATTGAAGGAACGTCAAGGATATCTTAATTCACCAGAAACAAGAAAGAAGATGAGTGAGACTCATAAGGGCAAGCCTTGTCATCAGTCTAAGAAAGAACAAAAGAGACTGAGTGAATGGTCCAAGAATCTATGGAAAGATCCAGAGCATCGAGAGAAAATGGCAGAGTGCAATGCTCCTGGATGGAAACATACGAAAGAGACCAGGAAGAAAATGAAGGTTTCTCGTAAGGAGTTGAAAGAACGACAAGGCTATCTGTGTTCTCCAGAAGCAAGAAAGAAGATATCCGAAGCATCAAAGAAGAGATGGCAAGACCCTGAGTTCCGAGAAAAGACCATTAAGGCTACATTTGAAGCTTTGACTATTTTTCCAAACAAACCAGAAAGACAGTTGTATAAACTTTTGAAGAAACTGTTTCCTGGAGAATATAAATACGTTGGTGATGGAAAGATTCTGATTGGTTTTAAGAGTCCCGATTTCATCAACATCAATGGACAGAAGAAACTTATAGAGTTGTTTGGTGATTATTGGCATTCGAAGGCAGTGACTGGACTTCCAAAGAAAGTCCACCGTAAACAACGACAAGAACATTTTGCAGATTATGGTTATAAATGTTGTATAGTATGGCAACATGAATTGAAGGATCTTCCTAAGTTGGAAGATAAATTAGTGGCATTTCATAACAAATAGAATTTAAGATATTAAGGAGATTCCAGATGAGTTTCATCGACGATGGATTTTCGACGTTGGTTACATTTAGTGCTTCTACTTCTGCTGCTCTGTACTTTCAAGAGAGAGAAGTAACTCCTCCCGGAATTACTGCTGGTGGTGAGAATGATACTACCACGATGAAGAATACGTCGTGGAGAACGAAAGCACCGAAGCAATTGTTGTCGCTAACTCCTATGTCAGAAGTGGCAAAATATGATCCTGCCATTTATGACGAAGTTGTTGGGATGGTGGGAGTGAATCAACAGATTACTGTTACGTTCCCTGATAGTTCTACTTTGGTATTTTGGGGTTGGGTTGACGAGTTTACTCCAAATGCCATTTCTGAAGGTACTATGGGAACTGCGAATGTGACAATCATTCCTAGTAATCAAAATGGGTCGCAAGTTGAAACTGCCCCTGTCTACTCTTCCTAATTCATTGTAAGAATGTTATTGGGAACGGTTTAAAGCGGTTAAAAGTTAAAAGTGTACGTTGATGAGGGGTCTAGAGGAATAATCGATTGTAGGCGATTCTAGACCCCTTCTTGACGAAGTTTGCAGTATAGTTGAGCCGGCTATAGCTGCCAAAGAATGTAAATGTTTTGGAAAGGTAAGAAATCATGTCAAACATCAAGTTTAGTCTGAAAAAGAAAGCAATTGAAATCCCGATTGAGCAGCAAGATGGTTCTGTTGTCAATTATGAGATTCGAAGAGCTTCGGGGGAGGAGATCGAAACTTATTTGGATGACAATAGTGATCGAATTGAGACAGCCGTTAACGAACAAGGAAAACTTCAGGTCAAATGCATTAAGACCTATAAGAGTATGTTCGTTTCTCTGGTGAAGCATTGTTTGTATCTGAACGATGTTAAAGTTCCAGCTCAAGACATTGCTAAGTTCCCATATGACGTTCAAAAGGGCTTGTTTGAAGAAGCCCAGACTATGAATGGGCTGAATGAAGTGGGTGAAGCACAGGCAAAAAACTGACAGAACGGGAGAGAGCTTGGAGAAAGCTCTCTTCCCGTCTTCATTTATCTCTTGATCGATGCAGAAAAGAAACGTCCTACTACGATTTTCTTGGATGGATTGAGTTCTTTCATAAAGAAGATGAAGAGGAAATGGAACGTGTTTCTAAGCAGGATTATTATCTGGCGCAGATTTCAGCAATGATAGTTGCTGTCAACAGCAAAGATCCTACATCTATTAAGGTACAAAATTTTATTATTAAAGCTGCAAAGCCAAAAGATAAGAAACCCATGACAAAAGAGGAACGAACAGCAAGAGCAAAGGCATTTTGGTTGCCAATGTTGCAGCAAAAAGGGAAGAAAAGCAAGAAACAACCCAAGAGGTAATTATGCCAGCAGGAATGAATGTTGGAAATTTGTTTGCTAGTATCAGCTTAAATCCCTCTGGATGGCTGGCTGGGGCTTCAGTAATTACTAGAAGCATGAACCAAATGGGTTCTAGTATGCAAGCTTTTGGCAGCAAATTATCTTTGCTGGTTGGAGTCCCTTTAACTCTTCTTGGACGAAGTGCTGTAAAGGAATTTGGGGAATTCGATCAGGCTATTACAAAATCTATGGCTGTATTGGGTGATGCTACATCCTCTATGAGAAAGAATTTGGAGGAGACAGCACTAACTCTTTCCACAACTGTTGCTACTTCGGCTGTTGATTTGGCTAAAGGGTATTTCGAATTGGGACAGGCAGGTTTGGATGTTAATAAAGCAATTGCTGCTTTGCCTGTAGTTGAAAAGTTTGCATATGCTGGAACAATGAATTTGGCTACTTCTGTTTCTTACCTTACTAAAGTACAAAGGTCTTTAGGAATGGAAATGGCAGACC